GACTTGTATAATAATATTTTTAGTGTACGCAATATTAGCAATTGCTATGACGTTGTGGTGTAACAAAACAGAATCGTAGGGGAGGCACCTAAAACGTGCCGACCACGAAGATTCTTTTTTTAGGACTTGACTTTTTAAATTTTTTGTAGTAACTTTGCTACGACTTTAGTCACAACCATATGGCCAAAGGTCTTAAGGACTTTGACCTGGGTTGTTCAGAGGTAGATTACGTAAGTAAATTAAATATACTCCTACTACCGATTAGAGTCTTATATTACTTGTCTAGTATATGATAAGTAGTGACTAGGGATAGCTATATAATTAAATTAAATACATATGAATAAATACATACTAGAGATCCTAGAAGACAACGAATGCCTCGTTGCCACTGGATTTGATGAAGCCCTCATAGGTTTCAGTTATGGGTTAGAAACTAAAGCTGTCTACGATATAGACCAGGTTTTAGATATCCTTCAAAGAGACGATGGGATGACTCGTGAAGATGCCATGGAGCATTTCGATTATAATATTGCTGGGAGTTATGTAGGGCCAAAGACACCAATCTTTGTTTACTGCACTGATCCTACATTTACAATAGAGGGTAGCGATGAGTGATCAAGAGTTTAAACTAAAGAACGTTCTTAGTAAAGAACAAATCAAAGCTTTATTAAAGGCGCATACGAAAAGCCAGCTTCTAGAAAAAGCTATCGCTTGGGAGATTACTGCTGGTCAATACAAAAAACAATTAGATGATTTGCAGGAAGATTTTGCAAGTATGGATGGTGTTGACCTTGAGGAATATCAAAAGTCTGTAGATAAGAAACGTGTTGAAGAATTTTTTAAATTGAATAAAGATGAGTTACAAAACGAACAAGACAACAAAGAAGAGAGTTGATTCTTTGCTTTCTAAGAATGCATCATATCAAGCAGCTAATGTTTGTATGACGAACTCTAAGACAAAAAGGAAAGAGATCAATAGATACTGTAGGGTAAACTTTATTAACCCTATAAAAGATATCGACGAAGAATTTTACTCACGAATTAAAGATGCGTACTAATGGCTGAATCAAAAGCAAAAAGTATTAAGCAAACGATATACGCTTTGCGTAATGGAAAGAAAGTTTACTGTAGAGATCTCCAAACCTCATACCTTAACATGAGCAATACAGAAAGAAAGCTTCTTAAGTCTCTAGTTAAGAATAGAAGGCGGGAGTTGCTTCTTACGTTTGCAGAAACTGGGGCTAACTCTTTATGGAACGAGATATCTTTATACGATAAGTTTATGTATCTCTTTACGCAGAATGAAGCTTACAATATAAGCAGATACTATAGCATTCATGGCGATTATGTGTCTGGTCATATGTATTCACCGTATTAATATTATATGGTTATATTTGCGATGTGGGCAAAAGAACGCAGCCATATAAACTAGGTTTCCCTAAAAGATATTTTACACAAGGGGACGATAGTGCTGGTTCTGATGAAACACATGCAGCAAAAATGAGAGCACGACAAAAAGCATACGAAGACGGAAAGAAGATCGACTTAAGTTTGGTCGCTAAAAAAGGTGGGAAGGTTTCACGTAAAGCTTTGAGTGCTGCAGTAAAGAAAACTTTACAAGCTAAAGCTAAGAAGTCAGGTAAATCATACGGCACTTTAGCAAAGGTGTACCGCAGGGGCCAAGGAGCTTGGATGTCTGGCGGTAGTAGAAAAGGTATACCTATGGCTGCTTGGGCTATGGGAAGAGTGAATAGCTTTATTCGAGGATCTAAAAAACACGATACAGACTTATAATATGAAATACGGAAAAATGCCAGGTGGAGGACACCTAAAAATGAATAAAGGTGGACGCCTTTACGATTACATGAAAGCTGGGGGTAAACTACCTATGGTGAAAAATGATAAGGGCGAAATGGTTCCTTTCTATGCAGCTGACGGTAAGGGTAAGATGGAGTATGGTGGTAAGACTATGGGGCACGGAGGCATGAATGATGGAGAGCCTATGCTTGTTATTAAAGTCGGTGAAGACGGAATGAAGTATATGGAAAAGGGTGATAAGGTGAAAAAGCAAGAGGGAAGTGATCCTGAAGATAGACCAAAAGGTGAGATATATTTTGACGTAGAAGCTGGTGGTTTTTTCCAAGTACAGGAAGGTCAGCAAGGAACGTTCTCTACAAAAGTTACAAAACCAGGTGTAATATATGATTACATTGAAGAGAATGCAGGTAAGGAAGGTGTAGGTTTAGCTATAAATGGTATTGACGAAGAGACATTGAATAAATATGTTGGGCTACGAGGATACAAAACTAATCTTGAAGGTAAACCTATTGATGGTCAGGGTGCTGTAATAAGTGAAGACGAGCTAGCGGAAAAAGGAGTTTTTATGTCTACTTCAGGAGCGGGCACTTCTGCTGGTAAAAAATCTGAAGTCATGGCTGTTATAGAAACAGCTTTGAATACTGGGGATGCAGGTCTTATGGGGCTTGTTTTAAATCCTTATGAGGATAAAACAAAAAATGTAATATCAGGTGTTACACCTTATGGTAGCGATAGGATTCAAAATACAAGAACGACTAAGAATGCAGAGACAGGAGAAGTAAAACAAAGAGGTGTTACTTTTCGTTCAGGAAAATCTGTAACAGACAAGGAAAGTGGTAGATTTGGAAGTAAAGTTTACGAGCCATCTGAAATAGTTTCTAAACAAGTATTTTCTGAAGATCAGAATAAGCCTGGAGAAACTATAACTACTCCCGAAGGAGAAACTATTCAGGTAAACCCAGACGCTGTACAAACGCCAGGATTCGGTGAGGGAACTACAAACCCAGGACCAGACGCACCTCCACGTACAAGAGAGGAGGGCGCTGTGCCTTATCAAATGAATTTTGGGGGGAGAATGCGTAGAGCTAATCAAGGAGCAAAGATGGCTAGACGTACTGTCTTTAGATTCCCTAGATCATAAGTACAACTGCTTATTGCGTACTCTTTGTACAATTTTGTAGTCTTCACCTTCTTCAACAATGATGTGTACTAAAGTTACTTTTTGAAACTTTGAAGTCTTCATTGTTACAAAGTAAGCACCTGGCTTTGTGATATTAAAGTCTATTGTTTTCCCTTCTCTTATTAATCCTTCACCAGTAAAGTCTGCTGCTTCGTAGTTATATCCTTTGTAGTAGTTGTCGCTTAAGAGTCCAAACATCCACATAGAGTCTTCTACTCCTTTTAGAGTTACGTCAACGTTTGTTTCTTGACAGAAAAGTGTGCCGCTAAATACTAGGGCGAGTGTTAAAAATAAGTTCTTCATAGCTTTTATATATTTGTGTTTGATTCAAGTATATGGTTTTTATTTAATACGAGTCAAGTTTTTAAATGTTTTTAACAAATGAGGTACGGTAAGAAAAGTAAAAAATTAAAGGAAGGCGGCAAGCTAACCATGACAAACAAAAGTGTTAAGGTAGACGCCCCTGAAGGATATCACTGGATGGAGGAGTCTGGAAGATTTTACCTTATGGAAGGAAAGTACCAGCCTCATGACGGCGCTGTAGAAAAAGCTAAGTTTAAAGTTGTGACTCACCCTAAAGGATTTGCTGGCATGCTTATAGGCCCAGCTTTAGGTCTAGCTAAAAAAGCTATGTCTAAATAACAATCTGCTCTAACCCCTCTAGCTTTCTATAGAATTTTTGTACTGTTAGCCTAGCACGTTGAGATATAGTATATCTGTTTCTGTAGTTTCTTCTTTCGTGGAATAGAGCTTCAGAAAAAGACATCTCATTGACTTTGGTTTTGTCAAAGGCTTTTTCTATCCACTCACGTTTCTGTAAAGGATACAGAATTTTATTCTTGAATTTACGTTGGCTTTGATACAACGCATCAGCCATATGGTTGGCTGTAAAAAACTCGTAGTCGTACATAAATATTAAAACGTTGATCTCGTTCATAGTAAGATCTGTGCTATCAGATATGTCACGTATAGCGTGTTTGTAGTACTTCATGTAGTTCTTTCCTACGTACCTATCATTTAGATAACTAAACTCTCGTATCTTACGTCCTTTATGATATCTACTCATTTTATTATATTTGCTGTAAAAATAAGAACATGGGAACTCTTTCTGGAAACGCAATAAAAAATACTTATCAGGGCTTATTAAAAACTACTGATGCTGGCGCACTTACGTCTGTGCTAAAGGTAATAGAAGATGGTACTGGAGTGGATAGTGCTTTATCACTTTCTACAGCAGCTGTTAAAGTCGAAACTTTAGAAATTAATACTGTAGCTTCTGGCTCATCTAGCACTGTACTTGTTTGGGACAGCTCTACTAAAGCAGTTTCTAAAAGAGCTCTCCCAATATTTGATCCTATAACAACTACTGTAACTGGCGCTGCAGATCCTACGATTACAATAGCTGATTCTGCAGGAAACTCTACTGCAATTCAATTTGCTGCTGGTAGCGGTTTGTCTATAGCACAGTCTGCAAATGTAATTACGATTGGAAAGGGTTCGGAAACGATAAATACCGTTTCTGCTACTGGCAGCCTTACTGTAGGTGATTCAGGAAAGCTTATTTACATAGATGCTACTTCTCTCGGTTCTGGAAGAATTATTTTACCAACATGTGCTGCTGGACTTTATTTTAAGTTTGTTCTTACAAGCGACTCAGGTAGTCCTTTTAAAATATCTACTAGCGATCACAGTGCAACTACGGATACAACAAATTATTTCTATGGTACTGTAAGTACTATTAGCTTAACAGATGACAAGACAGCTTCGCAAAGAGTAACTTCCTCTACTGCCGCAGCTGCTGAACAAAATCATGACACTCTTTCTTTTGATGGGGACTCTGCTACAAGCGGAGGTTTAGTAGGTGACGTTATAGAGCTTTTCGGGACAAGCACTACGGCTTGGTTGGTTAGGGCTGTAATAAGAACAACTCACACAACTCCATCAAGTGTAGCAGTAATAGGCGCTTCATAATGAGTAGCAAGCACGACGCCATAGAAGAGATAGCTGAAGTACTAGATACACTCAACGAAATTATATCTAAGTACGAATTAGAAGATGAGTTTGCTTATGTGTTCTGCTGCGCTGTACCTGTAGCTACTAATGTTTTTGAAACGGAATACACGGCAGGATACTCTTGGAGTACAGAGGGTAAAAAAGAGTTTGATGCTATAATTACTATACTAGAAAATGCTTACCACAGCCGTGATGACGGGAAGTGGGAGTTATTAAATAATATATCACTAAATTAAAATTAATTACATATGGCAAACATTATCAGAAAGATAATTGTTGGCCCCAATCCCAAAGACGCTATGGCTTATTATGTAGGCATGCGTGCAGGTGACGGAAGGGTGTCAGCTATTATGGAAAACGAAAAGTCGTTGTACAAATACAACGTCCGTAGATATGAGGTCTTTATAGAAGATCAAGATTCTACTTACCTTTGGAAAACGGTTGAGAACCAACCAGTATTAATTGAATATGATTGTAAATTTGAATAGACATGAAGGCTGTATACCATTTTATTGTAAGTGTCCCAAAGAAAGTTGAGGACACTTTAAAGGTTGGGGATAAAGAAATATTCCTAGAAAATAAATTTAACGAGTTTGAGCATAGGATTTCCTACGGAGAAATTATCACGGGACCTATGAAACACCCAGAGCTACAGTGTAAGCCTGGCGATACTCTTATATTTCATCATCACGTAACGACAAACCCAGCTCTAAACTTAGGGGACAAAAGACACCTTGTTCTTTACGATCCAGAAAACGGTAGGATGAGCCAAGCTATAGCTTATAGAGAAAAGGATTCTGGTGAGTTACATATGCTTTGTGACTGGCTGTTTGTTTTGCCTGTAGATGAAAGGGAGGATGATGTCACTGAAAGTGGTATCATAACGGAACTCGCTACACAGAAAGAGTTGGCTAATGAAGCTGAGATATATATGCCTCATCCTGAGTTAGAAGCTCAAGGCGTAAAGCCAGGAGACATTGTGGTTTTTGATAAAAACTCTGACTATAAAATAAAGCTAGATAATGGCGATGTAGTTTATAGAATGAGAGTAGACGATATAGTATATGCCAAAGTTCACGACAGCGAGTGCAGCTAAGAGGCTTATGACCTCTATGGAGCAAGCTATAGATAATATGATCAGCGAGATTAAAAAACCCGTCGATCAAGAAATCAATGGTAGTGCACGTAAGGCTGAGCTTCAGTCTATAAAGCAAACTGCTATAGATTGTAAAGAGCTTCTTATAGAGCGCCAGAAGCTAGAGCAGATGTTAAAAGATCTTTCTAGCAACGGAAAGATAGAAGAAGAGGTTGATTACAGTAGTGGTTTTGCAGAACGTTTTTCTAAAAAATAAACAATGGCAGATTATAAATGCAGCTGTAACGATACAGTTATAAATAAATCAGGTGTTACTATTAAGTTTGTAGAGGGGAAAGGTATTATCCATGATGTCCTTTGCGATGAGTGTGGAAAGTATATGGAGTTAGCTAACCCCAAGTCTGGGATAGCTAGTTTTAAGTCTAACCGTTATGGTAAAACGTATTGAGTAATTTAATAAACATAGAAGAATATAATGAACAAGCTATTAGCATATGCCCCGATGATACGCAGGGTGAAGTTGTCACAATCAGTGGTCTACACATTATGCTTCCCAAACAACCAGCCGATTCCGATATTGCCTTCCACGACCTTCCGCAGGAGGATCAATATTGGAGGCGTCAAGAACTACCCAAAGAGCTGCTTAGGATTCGCAGCATGGACGAGTGGATGGAGGCGCCGAGCGAGTTTAGAAAAAGGTTTCGTCCGTATGTCGAAGAAGAGTATAGACGTAGGCGTCAGGGTTTTTGGTTTTATAATAACGGCACACCTACATATATATCGGGGCGTCATTACATGTTCCTACAATGGTCCAGAATAGATATAGGCTACCCGTCGTATCTTTCTTACCAACGTGAAATCTATTTACACATGTGTGCGTGCGAGTCTGATCCTCGCTGTATCGGTCAGCTATATACTAAGTGTCGTCGCTCTGGCTATACCAATATCTGTGCTTCTGTTCTTGTGGACGAAGCTACACAGGTTAAAGACAAGCTTTTGGGGATCCAGTCGAAAACAGGTAAAGACGCTCAGGAAAACATCTTTATGAAAAAGGTGGTCCCGATTTTTAAATCGTACCCTTTCTTTTTTAAACCGATACAGGACGGTACAACAAACCCACGTATGGAGTTAGCTTTCCGAGAGCCGTCAAAACGTATTACAAAAAACAATAAAACTTCTGCAAAAGGTGAGGCATTGAATACGATTATCAATTGGAAGAATACCACTAACAACGCATATGACGGGGAAAAGCTACACCTATTGTATCTTGATGAGGCAGGTAAGTGGGAAAAGCCTACCGATATAAAGGAGGCTTGGAGGATACAAAGGACTTGCCTTATTGTAGGTAGAAAGATAGTGGGGAAGTCTTTAGTGGGTAGTACAGTCAACCCTATGGACAAAGGTGGTAAGCAGTATAAAAAGTTATGGGATGATTCTGATCCGTGTATGCGCAATGCTAACGGAAGAACCGTTTCTGGTTTATACAGACTATTTGTCCCAGCATACGATGCGTTAGAAGGATTCTTTGACATCCACGGAGATCCCGTTATAGAAGACCCTAAGTCTCCAGTAGAAGGTATCGATGGAGAGGTAGTGGCTTTTGGCTCTAAGACTTTTTTGAAAAATGAAAGGTCTGCTATGAAGACTGACGCTAGGGAGCTTAATGAATTTATCCGTCAATTTCCCTTTTCTCCTGAAGAAGCTTTTAGAGACAGTATAGAAGGTAGTCTATTTAACATAGGGAAGATTTATGAGCAAATAGAAAACAATGACAACTTATACCCTAACCCTGTTGTTCAAGGAAACTTTGTGTGGGTAGATGGAAAGCGTGACGGGAGGGTTGCGTTTAGGCCTATGGCTGACGGAAGGTGGAGGGTAGCTTGGATGCCTCCATCAGAAATGCAGAACAAAAGAACTTACGAAAGAGGAAAGCTTGTTGCGCCAAACGCTTCATTCGGTTGTGGGGGCGTTGACTCCTACGATCTTGACGCTACTGTTGATGGAAGGGGGTCTAAAGGTGCGTGCCATTTGTTTAACAAGTTTAATATGGTGCACCCCTCTAATATGTTTGTTGCAGAATATATGAGTCGCCCACCTATGGCTAAAATATTCTACGAGGATATACTTATGGCTTCTTTCTTTTATGGGTATCCTTTACTTATTGAGAATAATAAGTATGGTATAGTACGCTACTTTGAGGAGCGTGGTTATGACGGATATGTTTTAGATAGACCAGATCATTTAAAGTCATCTAGTTATAGTACCAATGTTAAAACAAAAGGCATCCCTTCTAACTCACAAGATGTATTACAAGCTCATGCTCAAGCTGTAGAAGATTACATACATCAGCATGTTGGGTATAACGAAGAAGGTGATATGGGAAAGATGTATTTTAATAGAACGTTAGAAGACTGGATTGGTTTTAAGATAAATGACAGAACCAAGTATGACCTTACCATAAGTTCAGGCCTTGCTTTGCTTGCTGCACAGAAAGTAAAGGCTAAAGAAAAAAGAACTAATTTTGAAGATAAGAAGTTTTTCAGGAGATATAAGTACAACTCTTCAGGACCCTCAATTATAAAAAAGTGAAAAACAGTATATTTGCAGATATGACAACTGAAGCATAATGGAGTACGGACAAAGTAAAGGAACATACGGCAACTTCCCAGATCCATTTGCAAGTCCCGTAGAAAAGGCTTCAAATGATTATGGACTAAAGTACGCTAAAGCTATCCACGGGCAGTGGGGCTCTGGCGAAGACTCTTCATCTCTACTAAACCGTAGGATGTATGAGTTTGAAAAAAATCGAGACTACGCTAACGGAACTCAAGATACATCTATATAT